ATTTAAAAGTATACAATATTCTTTTTTATCTTATCGTTTTTGCTATACCAGAACCTTTTAATAAAACTCTTGAATACGTAATCCAAGAATCTGTCTGACCAGGTAACGATATATATTCTCCATTAGATCCGTAATGTTCTACATTATACATGTCTTCGTCCAAGTTAAAATACCATATACCCTCAGAGTAAAAATTCAATTCAATTGGTCTATAAATTATATGATACCTGTTAATGTTAAAAAAATGTAATGACGATGATTCTAAATTATATATTATTCCATCATGAGAATTTAAAAGATAATCTAATTTCCATATACGAGAATCTGAAATTCTTTTAGGAGGAATTTTAAATGAAATTTTTACATCAATGTCATCAACGTACTTTAGAATTTCTCGTACCATATCATATGGTAAATTCATCCATAAAGACTCCATAAAATTAAAATGTATATATCTTTTAAATGCCCAGAAAGATTAAAAAGAAATTTGTACCTGTTCTTTCTACGATATTCGAAAACAACAAAAACCTTATTCAAAATATAAAACGTGTCATCAACGTAAATAATTATAATTTTGTAAATAAAAAAGGAAGATTTGAAATTCTGTCACCGGCTCGATATGATGCCCCGTACAAGAAGGGCAGGTTTGAAGTTAAGGAACGTCTGAGCCCCGAACCCAAATTCGTTGGCAAGAAGGGAAGGTTTGAAATATTCGAACGTTAACCCGAGCACATTTCACAATTACCAGGGTTTGCGAGAGAGCAAGCCGTAACGGGCACGGTCACCTGTATAGGTTTTGCCTTTGGCCTGGTTCTCAGGTAGTACATCCCTGTCTTCAAACCTTTTTTCCACCCGTACATGTGCATGGAACTCAGCTTTGCTATACTAGGATCTTCCATGAAGATGTTTAGAGACTGCGACTGGTCTACGAACGCGCCTCTGTCCGCGCTCATGTCGATGAGAGACTTTTGGGGAATTTCCCAGGCCGTTCTGTATATGTTTTTCAGATTGTCAGGAATATCTAAACTTTGAACACTCCCACCTGATCGAATCATTTCATTCTTGACGTTTACGTTCCACTTTCCAAGTCTCTGAAGATCTTTGACCAGGTGCTTGTTGACCATGACAAACTCTCCGGCAAGAGTCCTTCGCAGGTAAATGTTCGTAGTGTACGGTTCGAACGCCTCGTTGTTTCCCAGAATCTGAGCGGTGGATGCGGTCGGCATCGGACCCACGAGCAATGAATTTCTTAGACCATAATTTTTAATTTCAGATTTTAATAATTTCCAATCGTACATTTCACTCGGTTCAATTCCCCACAAGTCAAACTGAAGTTTCTGAGAATCTGCAGGCGACCCCTTGAACGTTTGATACGGCCCATCCTCTTTTGCCAAGAGGCACGACGCCGTAAGAGACGAATGGTAAATAGTTTCAAACACTTGTTTATTAATATCCCGTGCCTCTTTACAATCGAAAGAAATGCCGAGCATCATGTACACGTCTGCAAGTCCCTGGACCCCTATAGCTATAGGCCGATGTCTCACGTTCGATTTGCGAGCCGGTTCAGTCGGATAATAATTTTTGTCGATAACCATATTCAAATTGCGAGTAACAACCTGTGTAACATCGTGGAGGCGCGAGAAATCGAACGAACCGTTTTTTACAAATGCAGGGAGACTCAGAGATGCCAGGTTGCAGACGGCTGTTTCTTCAGGGGTAGAAACCTGGTACACCTCACCACATAAATTACTGGACTTGATTGTCCCCAAATTTTGTTGATTCGTTTTTGAGTTTGCGGCATCCTTATAGCACATGTAGGGAGTTCCTGTCTCGATCTGGCTCTTGAGAATTGCGTCCCAGATCTCACGAGCCCTAACCTTTTTCCTGAACATTCCTTTCTGTACATACGAGTCGTAAAGTTTGACAAACGACTCGCCCCATGCATCTTGCAGGCCCGGACATTCGTTGGGGCACATGAGATGCCAGACCCCGTCTTCTTCGACCCTCTCCATGAACAGGTCAGGAATCCAAAGGGCGGTGAACAAATCTCGGCATCGAGCCTCCTCGTCACCCTGGTTGAGGCGCAGCTCCAGAAATTCGAAAATATCTGAATGCCACGGTTCCAAGTAAATTGCAAAAGATCCCTTTCGCTTACCACCCCCCTGGTTCACGTACCTCGCAGTATTGTTGAAAACCCTGAGCATAGGAATTATGCCATCTGCCACGCCGTTCGTGCCCTTGATTACAGAACCGTTTGATCTAATATTTGAACAGTGGATTCCGATGCCACCCGACAACTTTGAAATGTGAGCACATTCCTTGAGAGTTTCGAATATTCCGTCGATAGAATCGTCCTTCATAGCCACTAGAAAACAGCTAGACATCTGGGGTCTCTTTGTTCCGGCGTTGAAAAGGGTGGGGGTGGCATGAGTGAAATATTTTTGAGACATTAAATCATAGGTTTCTCGAACGCGGACAAGGTCCCGTCCGTGGATTCCCAGTGCGACCCGCATGAAGAGATACTGTGGGGTCTCTCCCTCATTAAGGTATCCCTTCTGAAGAGTCTTGATACCGAAATACCCAAACAAATAATCACGAGAGTGGTCAATCCACGTGTCAATATCGAGTACGATGTCCTTCATGAAAGAATACGAGACTATACCGTTTGAATACAATTTTAACATTGAGTCACTGAAAGTTTTTGGACACGTTTTTTGAAGATTTGAAACTGTAATTCTCATTGCTAAAATTTCATAATTTGGATTTTCTGTAATCATTCCGATTGCAACCTCTGCACTCAGTATATCAATATCTGACGTGGATATTCCGTCGTACATTGAAGAAAACACCTTTTGAGCAACCTTTGCGGGTGAAACACCTGGGAGGGGCTCGAATTCTGGTGCATCATTCAACTTTTGAATCCTCCGTGTAACCTTGTCGAACAACATTTCTCCCGATAGACCATTTCTCTTAATGACTTTCATTTGAGATATAGAGCGATTATTTTTTTATCAGACTATTACAATGTCTACGCGCCTTGTTTCAACTCCGTTATCAAATGCATTTTTCTCAGATTTCAACAGGGAAACAATTCACAATAATTTAATTTCAGTAATTAAAAATAAAACAGGGTATACGATTGACAAACAGAACGATGCAGACATTCAGGGTCTCATGCGTAAGGTTTACATAAACATGGCCAGCAACGAGTACACTGGAGTTCGAGAGAACGTGGATCAAATGAACAGCAAGGTGGTCGATGAGGCAAGTCAGTTTGTTCTTACCGGTGTTCTTCAGCAGATTTCATACCTCCAGGACATCTCTACGAACCCTGTCCCGCTAAAATCTCCTATAAATACCAGTACGTACGGAAATAAACTTCCTATAAACGACAGGTACGGAATTAATCCCAGATAACTATAGATGCGATCTCTTGACGATATTTTAATTGGATTTTTAATTTTTTTTATTCTAGAAAGGATAATTAAATTACTCGGAAGTGCAATAATCGAGCCATGGGTTGCAACAAAAGTGAGAGACGAAAAAAACGTGAAGAATTGGGTACAGGGTATAGACATTCTAATGTTGTTCGCTTCACTTTTACTAGTTATTAAATATCAAAAACCTCTTGCAAGTATAGCTAAAGTAGCTTAAGGGTTTACATCATTAATATTCCAAGATGAACCGGTACCGCGATGAAACTGCGGAAATCTGCAAAAAGAAAGGATGGGACAAGGCTTCTATAAGCAACGTATGGATGCTGTACACCGAGGAGAACGGTGAGCTAGCAAGCGCTATTCGTCAGAATCAACATTTATACAAAAAGACAAACATAAAAAAGGATAGGGGAATTGATGTGGTTATGGAAATGGGGGATGTTTTCAGTTACCTTTTTCAACTCGCGTACATGTTAAATGTAGATCTCGATGAAATGTGGGAACTTCACAAAACTAAAGTTCATAACAAAAAATATTCAGCGGAAAAAAATATACGAGTTTATTAATGGCAACAGCCGCGATGATAGATGACAACCTTCACATCGATCGCATTAATCCATTCACATCTACGGGGACATTTGGGACGACTTCTAACGGCGGATTTTACGGCGGCCCGGATAACACGTTCATAGTCGAGCGCGACGAATGCCCAACATGCCTGGAATCAGATCTCGACCTTTCTCATTTTACCCCAGACCACGTTAATAGGTCAGGTCCCATGATTGTTAACGAAGTAGCCCCGAGCACCGCCCCGTTCATGGGATTTCCCGCGAGAATGTTCGAGTACCCAGACACGGTGACAACGACGTGGTATCGCCCGGGTCTGAATATGGTTAAAGAAGACGCACCGTCCGGGTGTGTTGCAACGACAATATGGGACTGGAACGGTCACGCGAATAAAGACCAAGATTTTATGATTATAATTATAATCGCAATCTTGGTTCTGTATTTCATCAGATGGGTTGAATTTTAAGAGCAACAACCTTTACTAAATTTTTTTCGAGAATTTCTCGTTCTGTTTTTATTTTATTATCCAAAAAAGAACATTTGTGAATCTCAAGTTGAATACAAGATGGACAAAACATTCCATTACATTCATTACACTTGAGAATTTTCATTTTGTGACGACACATCGTCATCTTTTAAATTATACACGACACTTTTCTTAATGTAAGGTTCATCGTCTTCCAATTCGCAGAGACCAGTTTCCCTAGCTTTGAGAATTCTTTTCCATACTTTTTGCAAGAGTGGAAGTTTTTCTTTAAACCATTCCCTATCTCTTTTTACCCTAACTACTACAAATTGTTCAGAATTATCAGGAGTTAAATTTGCAGGCTTGTATTGTACGAAATCGCAATCCTCAAAGTCTAGAATTTCTAAAAGGAGTTGTATCTGGGGCATGTAATATTTTGGAACCTTTGATTCTATTTTTCTTGTGAGGGGACATTTAATCTCGACGAGAATACCGTCATCCGTAATTCCGTCGGCGGATCCTCCCAGAAAAGAGTGCTCCCTGTGTATCACTAGTCCAATTTCCGTCGTATTTTTTTCAAATTTCTGGTCATACATTTTACGAACAATTGGTTCCAAGAGCGTCCCGTGTTCTGTGGCAGCGTTTCCCCCCCACTTTGTTTTTAAAACCTTTTTTTTTATAAACATTTCTATGCTTTCGTAATGATTATCACCTGTCGCGGACGCCACATCGCTTGCAGTTATCATTTCTTCTCGAAGTTTCAACCACTCGTCGGACCTTTGTTCGTCATATTTCGCATCCTTGAGATCCCTTACTCGTTCCAGAAGTAGGGACATTCTTTCCCTTGAAACGACTGTCAGTCTTAAGTATAATTTCTGCTGCATTCTGTTCAGCCTGTTTTTTTGTTGTCGCGTAGCCAAAAGATTCTATAGAATTGTTCACCGAGACTGACATGCAAAAAGTTCCGTTTATTGTTTCTGTGATGGTATAATCTGGGAGGGGGTACTTTAGAGCCTGGCACCAGCGCATGAGCTGATCTTTGTAGTTGTCGTCTATGAGAGACATTTTAACTTTTTTAAAACTTTCGAGAATGAAATTTTTAGCATGAACCATTCCAAGGTCAATGTATATTGCACCTATAATAGCTTCGAACACGTCTTCCATTATGTGTTCGTTCGTGTTCCATCCGTTCCTCTCGCCCTTTTCATCCATGAGAATCATTTTATCGAGCCCAAGAACCTTGGAAATCTCGCAAAGCGTCTTTCCCCTTACCATCTTTGTTCGTGCCTTTGTCAGAAACCCCTCCTGCTCTTTTTCGTAAAGGTCAAAAAGATGCTTGGTCACAATAAATCCGAGAACCGAATCCCCCATAAACTCGAGCGTTTCATATGATCCGTCGAGGTCCTTGTAACGTTTCAGGGCACTCTTGTGAGTGAAAGCGCGCTGATACGTTTTAATGTCATTTATTTTTGTCCCGACAAGAGAGTCAATAAATTCCCTTGATATTACGGGTGCGTTTTCCATTTTCACTATAAAATAGTCTACTGTTTAACTGCAACCTTTGGGCGCATCTTCTTCTCTTTAGGAACCTCTGCTACGACGACAGGCTCGACGGTCTTGGTCTCCTTAATGTAATGAGGATTGATAAACTTTTGAATGTTCAAAAACGTAACATCAGTTCCCTCTGGAACTACAAGTAGATCACGGAGGCTCGAATCTAGACTAATCTTCTGCCCGTTCTTCAGGCCCTTTGCCTCTACATATTCATTAATCTTACGAGTAACCTGCGACCGGGACATGAGCTCGTCTGGGCCCAGAGAAAGGAATGCTCGGAGCTTCTCAGAAATCTTTTGAGGCTTGTTGAATCCGTTATTCTTGGAACGCTCCTTAGCCTTCTCACCGGTAGGATCTTCCAAAGTTTGGCGAATCTTGCGCATGTCGCGGCGAAGCGCCTTTATCTCCTTGATTAGATTTGATAGGTCGAGCTGATCCATTATATTCAATATTACGAGTATATCTTTAAGTCACTAAAACAACCATTAATGAAAAACCTACTAATAATGCAATTATAAGTTTCCAAATTGGTAAATCTGCGTGGGCGACTGCAACGGGAGGACTCGGAGCTTCAGGCTGTGGAAAATTTATATTAAATCCAGGAGGTAAAATGTCTGAATATTGGGTCGGTTCAATTTTAAATCGAACACCTGTCAATGCCTTGTTGCACTTTCCCTTGCAGCACCCAGGGTCGCACGGGTACACGAGTCCATTTTGAATGTTTACGTACCCGCAAACGTGATCAGAAGGGTCCATCGGGTCTGGGAGGCACTCGCAATTTTTAATTACAAACTCTGAGCTGCACGTAGTCATTTAAGATAAAGACTATATTATTTATTGGTATAAATGGAATACGGAACTCCCCAAAAGTTACCAAACGGTCGTTATTTTCTCAAGATTGGCCCTGTGAGGCATCAAGTAAACGGCGTTGTTCTCCAGGAATCTCTCACAAACAAAAATGTCACATTCAAAGTGAAAGACGTGTCCGTTTTTTCAGCTGTTGATTCTGAAATAATCGAAAAAGCAAAAGAATGTAAAACAGAATGGTTCCGGAAGGAGCTCCCAGACGACCTGATTGCATCTGCGTATCAGGAAAGCGTTATTGACGGATCTCTCGATGCATCCCTTCTTACCGTGAAGGGACAGGTGCGAACGATTGTATTTGATACACAGAAGAATCAAATGGAACTTCAGGCGGTTGAAGTAGATGCTTTGTGTGACGTAGTTCTGGAGCTATCAGGCTTGTGGTTTCTGAAAAAATCATTCGGTCCTATCTGGAGAATCGTCCAGGTACGTGTCAGGGCGCCACCAAAACTAAATCCGCCCCAAGCATATCTTTTTAACGATGAACCTGTCGATGAACAGGAGACCGACGAGCCATCTGATTATGTCGACATGGACTAGTCTCAAAAAAATTATCGCCATCATATATAAGATGGAAAAAAAGCGTCTTGCTATAATTTTACTTGCCGCAATATTCTTCATCCTTGTTCTACTTCCAAGGGGAAAGTCAAGTTCGTACTCGACATCGGCGGTTTCAGGAATGAACACGATGTCTAATGTTCCAGTTGCTAACCCAGCACCTGTACCCCCACCCACTGCTCCTCCTACAGACACTATGGGAATTTCATCAGCCGCTCTCATTCCCCGTGAAGTGGTCTCGACCGATGACTTTGGACAGTACGATCCCAGTGTTATTCTCTCAGGCCAGAATTATCTAGATCCTAGAAGTCAAATTGGATACCCAGAAACTCTGGGAGGTGTTCTGCGGAATGCGAATCGCCAATATCGGTCTGAGCCCCTGAATCCTCGCGATCCGGTTAGTATATTTAACCTTAGCACAATACCTCCCGATATAATGCGTCCACAATTTGACATAAATAACGACTATCAGTGAGTTTTTTTAACCAAAAAAACCTCAAAATTAATATAAATGGAGTTTAAATCGGCAACTACGGAGTGGATTGCTCTTAAAGCTCAACTTGCTTCAGCTCGCAAAGATCTAACACTGCTCAACGAGCGTGAGAAAGAACTTCGCAAGTTTGTAACCGAACACATGGCCAGGAACGAAATAGACACGATAAAAATTCACGACAAAATAAAAGTAAACTTTAAGAAAACAAAGAAGAAGGGTTCTCTGACGAAAGATGTCATTAAAAAGGGTCTAAGCTCATTCTTCGGTGGAAACGAGGCCCAGGTAGAGGGCGCATTCCAGGCCATACTAGATGCCGCCCCAGTTAAAGATTCGCAAGGTGTTACAGTTACAGGACTCAAGGTTTGAAAATGGTTTTTAAGAGTGAATCCTTCGGGCTTGATACCCCCAAGCCAAAACTTTGGGATGTATACGAACTTTCGTACGATTCTGATGATTCAGACGACGAACCAGAAGTTCTTCACCCGGAAGACTGGCAAGACTGGTATTCTGAAGAATTGCTGGATGCGTGGGAAAAAATAAGAGATTATGCAAATTCAGAATACATTAATTTAAAAATTACATATCCTTTATTCGTTGAATTTGTAATGTATCCACCTTACACGCATTCGCACACGAGCCCTACACGCGTCGAGCGAGATTTGTGGATTATTGTTTCGAACATCTCAATAGTAGCCGAGAGAGTAGAAGAGCAGGTTTTTTACGAATGGATAAGAAAAAATATAAGCGTTCATTGTAATGTTTGACGTGACAGGGCCTAAAGTCCTTGTTCCATCTATACTTTTCGCGATTATGACCCCCGAGCTATCCGGTGGTTTTCCCAGAAATGAAAACATCAGGGTGCAGGTCGGGTTTCATGCTCTCCTTTTTTTAATTTTTTATATTTTAATATGTAAATTTGTAACAAAGGTTACTATTACGCGGACTGATCTCATAATGACCCCGTTATTGTTCACGGTTTTATCTCCGGGTGTATTTTTTTCGTTTCCTACGAGCGGGGGAGCTTCTGCTGCACTTGTTCACTCTCTTTTTTACGCAATTATTTTTGCGTTTATAAGGGGAATATTTCCAGAATACTATTAGTAATGATAAAAAACCTTGTAATAGGCCCAGGAGCAATGGGGTTTTACATGTACCTAGGAACAATTGCCAAACTGAGAGACACTGGAAAACTGAATGACCTCGAAGAAATTTCCGGAGCTTCAGCCGGTGCTCTTATTGGTCTAATGTACTGCATGTACAAGGGTGACATTAAGAAAATTCTAGAAGTTTCATTAAAAATACCTATAAAAAAACTCATGAAACTCGACATTAAAACATTAGTTACCAAATATGGATTAATCTCCCTGTGTCATGTTAAAAATCAAATTTCGTCAATGTGCACAGAGGAATTGGGAAAGAGTGACATTACTTTTAAAGAATTATTCAATTTTTTTAATGTAAAATTACATATTTCATCGTATTGTGTACAAATAGGAAAGACAAAATATTTTAGCGTTGACTCTACTCCAGAAATGAGTGTAATCGAAGCTGTCTGCGCGTCTGTGGCAATACCTTTTTTATTTTCTAGTATAAAACTGAAGGATGGGATGAATTACATAGACGGGGGTGCAATAGAAACAGCACCCGGGGGGCCCTTTATCGGAAAGTTGGACGTTTTAGTTATAAAAATAAGTTATGACAACTGTATAGTTAACGTAAAGGACATTAAGTCCTACGCGCTCAGTCTATTGTATGCAAACATGCAACTTCGCTACACGTACTCGTTCCCTACTTTTAATATAATTTGCGAGGAAAATATCTTTGATTTTGGAGCATCCGTCGATAATAAAATTAAAATGTACACTTCAGGATACATGCAAGAATTTTCTCATTAAATATAAATGCATTCAGATCTTCGAAAGAGCCACATTCGTCACCTGACTCCTAAACGCATTGTCGTCAAAGGAACGCCCGGTCGTCCAGGATATTCTTACATGCGAAAAGCCATGAAGACGAATGTCAGGGGGGTACCAGCCTACGACGTGGGGACAATCGGAAAATCAAAGGTTCGCATAGGTCCCCTCAAACACGGGATGTTGACCAGGTTCGGGTATCATCCAGTCGAAGCAATGACCAATAGGCACATTGCATTGATGCGCGCGATAAAAAAGGGTGGTGAAGCGCCCCTCGCTGTTTTTCGGCGACTCATGGCCATAAGCACGTTCACGAAAAGGACGGCTCCACGGGCCCATAGGATTTACAGACAGGATGCAATGTGGATAAGGAAAAAATTTGCTCACTGGTTCAAAACCGAAATAAAAAAATAGAATAATAGTATGGTTATTATAACTCATTCTTTCAGGGATGATAAAATGAACAGGCTTATTTCACTTGCTTCTAGACTTAGAAATGCAAATCCAACGGGATCTAATAACATAAATTTTCATTCGAGAGACGCTCATCCTTGGTGGAGGAAAAATCACGAAAGTACAATACATGAAATTTACAAGATACTTTCTGAACCATTGAAAGCGTCTACGAAAACCCAGATTGTAAATGCGAGAATTTTAATACGAAAAGTGAAAGACATTTCTGCCGGTTACATAAACAAACAACAACTTCACGTAAATATAACGAAACTTTTCCGTCGCGGAGAGGAGGGTTTCATTCAAGGAATTTATTATCTTGACAATCCAAAAATAACAAGCCCAAACGGATCGATTAGAAACGCCCCAAATTCCGAAACTGGACAACTTTTACTTTACAATAAAAGCCATAATTCACCTACTTTACTAGTGCCTAAAAAGGGTACTGCGGTTTATTTCACACCCGATGACACGTTCCACGAAGTTGCAAACCGTCCGCATGAAGTAAAAGGTCCAGTAACCCGGGACATGATTATTATTCAATTTTTCAAGAGTATGAACAAACAGAACAAGGAAAACGTGAATCAACAAAAAAGACTTTTTGGGCCTTTCGCGCCGGCTGTTAGGGTCGTCGCTGGTCTAGAGAAACGTTCGAAAGCTCCCGGGACCCGACGAGTTCCTACTCTAGAGGGTCTCATGTCTCGACTAAAACTCAGTGAAAAAAGAAAGCGGAATTCCAACGTAACCCTGAGAAATATGGGTGAATCATCTCTTAAAAGACGACGAACAACTTAAAACTCGTAGAGTCTTTATAATCATGTATTATTTAAATGCATTTACTACTCTCGGACTATATCTCACTGCCGATAAAACACTTGAAATAGTTCAGACCGTGGCCCCTATGGCATGGAGCGTGATATTCCTACTTTTTATTAGAACTTTGACAGAAATTTACAAATGTAGGATTCATTCAGAAATACTTAAACTTAAACACGCAAAGCTTTTGATAACAAATGAATGAAATTCTGGTACCAATTGCAGAAAAAATATGGACGTCTCTCGGCCCCGGCTACTCCGAATCAGTGTATCATCGTGCGTTCGAAGTGTCTCTTCGCAATTCTGGAATATTCTACGAGACTGAGCGAATAATTCCTGTGTTCTACAGTGACCAAAACGTCGGACACGTTCGGGCGGATCTAATAGTAGACAGAAAATGTGTCGTGGAACTCAAGGCCGTGAGCAAGCTCAACGAATCTTATAAAATTCAGACAAAAAATTATATGAAATTGTTGGGGCTCGACAAGGGTCTCCTAATAAACTTTGCAGAAAAGTCTGTCGAAGTTATTGAGTTTTAATGTATTCCCACGAAAGTTCCATGCATATACCTTTCCAGATTTGATCCTGTATGTAGAGCTTCTCTTTAGATTTCAAAAGGGGGAAACAGGGGAGGTATTTATCCTCTCCTAGAAGTTCGCACAGTTTATAAAGAACGTAGCTGTAACTCAAAAAATTCTTTCTGTTTACCGGTTTATGTTTCTCGAAAGGCGCCTGAATTTTATGAAACATGAGGCGAAGTTTGTCCTCGAGCTCCTGTGACATTGTGGGTGGCTGAATCCCGCTAATTATGGTAGAAATGTAAGGGGCATGTTCATAGTATTTGTTCTTGTCTAGCTTCTTGAGAAGACCGCGTACCTTTTCATGTGTAATTTCACATAAATCCTTAATTTTTTGTTTTTTAAATTCTGATCTTATTTGATTAAGAAGTTCATCCGGAACGCTCGTAGATTCCTTTGCCTGAAACTGTGAAATCCACTCGTTGAAATGGTTTTCACGTTTATAGGAATATATAACGTGCTTTTCGGTTTCTTGTTCTTCTTTGTACCCGAGTTCATCTTCATGGAACCTGACAGCCCTCCCACATTCCATGCATATTTCATCTGCTGTTATTTCGTCGATAATCTTGGTAAATGTTTTTCCACACTCTTCGCATGGTTTTCCATAATTTTGCACACTTATATAGTCTTCAGGGTCATACTCGCCCTCGACTTCGTTCATGTATTTTTTATAAATTGATTTACGTTGATTCCCCTTAGACATTTTCACTTTTACACCTAATGCAAAATGATTCGTATGTATTTTTTCAGTCTCTTCCGTGTACTCCTTTATATGCGAAAAACAAGATAGAATATATTCAGACATTTCGTCTTCATTCTTACATTCTCTCAATCTGTGTTCGTACCTTGCCTCCATGTACAATTATATAATTAAAACTTTATTCAGAAATATTAGGAGCTAAAAAGAATTTCAATTCCCCTAAATTTGCAATTGTGTATTTGAAAATTATAGGCATGTCTTTGTTGATAGAATCTTGCATAATCTGGATACTCGAGCACATGTTCGTAGCTTTTGTGTACAGGCTAATGTATTTTAGACTGAAGGACCCACCTGTCTTTTCACAGTATTGAGAGTCTGGGTATTTTATAATAGTATTCTGACTTGCAAAGTCTCCCACGCAGTTCAATTCAATATCATGGCCCTCCCTCCAAATCTGAATTTCGTTTCCTAAATTTGACATGTCACGCACAATCCTCTGAAAGTCAATACTAGGCATTGTCGTTATTACGTTCATTTTTATATCCGGAAATTCAATCATATCCTCGTTAATGTCCAAGAGCTTGAGTTTAAATTTCGTGACTGAATGTTTATCCTGATTTTCAATCATAAAATCTATCACATCTCTTCCTTCCACTGCTATAGTTAGCATGTCAGACGACGTAACAGTCTTGAGAAGTTTATATACGTTCGACATGTTGAGACCTGCTATAATCTCCTCGTTACATTCGTATTCTTCAAAATTTTCGGCAAGAAGAGTCATCTGAACAAGTGTAACACGCGCCGTGTCTAGCGTCAAAATTTTAACACCTTCTTTTGTAAAATATACATTCACATCGTTTATAATTTCTTTTAGAACCTCGAACACCGACTTTATTGCGGCAGACTGTATAGTCTTTAATTTCATTACTAGTACAGAGAATGTACCCTTTAAGCCCTCTCTTTAGCGTTTGCCAATGCCTCAGTAACAGACATTGCAATTTTTTCTTCTAAATCTGGTGTAAGCTCTGGTTGGAGAGATTCTCCGTACCTTTCCAGCTCAAACATGTTTTCATTGCACTCTGACCCGTCCAAGTTTGAACAAAAGTCAGGGCTCGTGTCCCAAGAAGTCAGCTCGACAGGAATCATAGATATGAGCCAGTTTTTTACATCTCGTCCCACGTGCATTTTACCGTCGTTTGTTACGAGAGTGGGTGTGCGTGTAATCTTTTTCGAGGGAACTCCCAAATGGACTATGTTGTGCAGCCTAACAATATTCATTAAAACTGGATTTGAATTTACAATTTTTAAAATTTCATTTGAAAATTTGCACATATCCGAGTACACTAGGAGTGCCATTAATCGTAAACAATCTTTTTCGTCTGAAATATTTTCGCACCGAATGCTAATGGAGGAAGAAATTGTATTTATATTTCTCCTGGGAATTATATTATTTTTTATATTTAATTCAAAATCAAAATCCCCTGTCCAAGCAAAAACAGTCCCACAGTCTTCGTCAGTTCCCGTAAGCGACGGAACTGCGGTTCCTTTGGATGTTATTCAGGCAGTAATAGAAAAGTTTCAGTCTACACAAGAGGATATGGTACCAATAGAGACTCTTTCGTTCACCCCAACAGGGGGTGGTAATTACGATGCAAGTATTATGTTTATGAACACTCGTCATTTTTTTGGCCAACAGTTTCAAATACGTGCCAATATTGACAGCAACGGACTTGTTAGAATACTAGACACAAACACGACTTCCCAGCCAGTATCCTATCTAAACTCTTACCAACCCGATACGTACCAGGGCTACGACGATGTGACAGCCAGTCTCAGCGGGCAGCTTCAATCGGCGCTCACGGAATCAAAGAGCAACTCGTTTACGACAAATCTTTCTAATTACTTTAATACCCAGGGTAGCCTGATGAGCCGCGCCTCTATAAGT